ATGACTGCGAAATCTCCCTGCGATGCGTTCGAGGACCCGCCGCCCACGACGCCGGAACTCGACCGGCTGGTGACCGAGATCATCGGTCGGGTCGCCGACAAGTGGACCATGCTGCTGATCGAGATCCTCACCGAGAACGGCGATTGCCGCTTCGGCGAACTGTCGCGCCGCTGTGAGGGCATCAGCCAGAAGATGCTGACCCAGACCCTGCGGGCGATGGAACGGGACGGGCTGGTGACGCGGACGGTCTATCCGGTCGTGCCGCCAAAGGTCATCTACGCATTGACCGATCTCGGACTGGGCCTCAGCAAGGCGTTTTGCGGGGTCTGGATCTGGGCCGAGGGCAATCAGGCCCGCATCGAGGCGGCGCGCCGGAGCTACGACACCCGCGAGCCGTGAGGCCATCGGCGGAATGCGGATCGGTCTGCACGAGACCGACCCGCCAGACAGGTCGCGCCCGGCGCCCCCGCCCTGATCCTCAGCCGATCGACTTCGTCGCCGCCAGCCGGCCCCAGATGGCCAGCAGGCCACCGACCGCGCCGGCCAGCGTCACCGCGGTATCGGCCAGATCGCCCTGCAGGCCCTGGTCGAGATCGAGCCCGCCCAGTTGCAGCAGCGGCGCCGCCACTGCGATCAACCCGCCCCAGACGGTGCGCGAGGTATACCAGGTCTTCGTCGTGTCCATGCCATGTCTCCTTTTGCTCTTCGGGATGAAAGCGGGTGGCGGTCACGGGCGGATTTCGGCGCTGGCCGAAACCCCCTCCGGCACCTTGCGGCCGAGTTGGCGCACGCGGATCGCAAGGGTTGTCTGCCGACCGCCGAAATCGGCAATCTCGTCGCCCGCCGGATAGGTCCAGCCGGGTGCCGCCGTCTCGACGCTGCGTTTGACATTCTGGCCGGAGAGGATCTCCAGCCGGTAGCGTTCCTCCGGCTCGTCCAGCGCAATGTCGCGCGCCGCCCAGTCGTCGGCGTCGATCCGGCCGCGCCGTAGCCAGGAGAAGACAATCTCGCCCCCCGCCCCGCGCGCGCCGCGCAGATGCACCGGTGCCAGCGGCGTTGCCGCCCGAAGACCCGCCGTCACGGCAACCGGCGGCAGTCCGCCGCCTGCCCGCCCCACCGGGTCGGCGATCCAGTCGAGCGGCAGGCCGACCTCGTCCGGGGTCAGTCCGAGCGGCGTCACCGCAGTGTCGAGCAGGACGACACGGGCGCCCGGATCGGCGCCTTTTGCCATCTGATCCTCGCTGCCGGCCAGTCCGCGCAGCAGCGTCGCCAGCCGCCAAACGCCCGGCGCCGTCTCGACGGCGTCGGCAAAGCCGATCACCTCGAAGCCGCCGCCCGTGCTGGCAATCGCCATCCGGTTGGCACCGTTCAACACCGCCGCTTCGCTCGCCGACGAGAGCGCGCCGTAGCTCAGCAGCAGCAGAACCGCGTTCGCCCGGTCGAAGCGACCGACAGGTCCGGGCAACAGCGTCGCGGTCAGCCGGCCGATCACCGCCGGCCGCTCGATCACCACCCGGTCGGCATAGGTCTCGCCGTCCGGCGCCGAGGAGAGCGCGATGCGGCGGAAAGGGCGGGTGAGCGCCGCCACCCGGGCAAAGCCCGTTTCTGGACCCGGTTCGAAAGCCGGCAGGTCGAGATAGACGATCTCCGGCGCAAAGCCTTCGCTGGCCCGGCTGCCTGCTGCCGCATCCTCGGTCTGGCCGGCGCCTGCCGGTCTCGGCGCGGCAGCCATCCGGTTGAGCGTCAGCGCCCGTGCCAGCCCGTCCTCGATCCGGGTGACCAGATAGCGCCCGTCCAGCGGCGCGCCGAAGCGCAGCACATCGCCGGTTTCCACCCCGATCTCGCCCGGCCCGAGCGACAGTTCCAGCCGGTAGCGGGCCATGCGGTCATCGCGCAACATCGCCTCGACGGCGAGCAGGGCCGTCTCCTCCGGCAGCACGGCCGGCAGGTCGGTCGCGATCACCCGGTCGGTCGCAGCGGCGATCCGGCGCGAGCGCACGCTTGCCTCCTTGTAGTCGCCGGCCTCGTCGAAAAAGGTCAAAAGCGCCGCGCCCGCATGGTCGGCGTCGTGTCCGCGCGTCTCGGTAAACAGCGGCTCGCCGTCGAGATCGGCCAGCACCTCCAGCGTCGTCGCCGGCAGGCTCACCTTGTGGCGCGCACGCAGGACAAGCGTTTGGCCGCGCGGAAAGATATCGAGCGAAAACGCCGCCGCCAGCGGCTCCAGCATCGCCCGTGCCGACGTCACCTGCGCCTGGGCATAGCCGGTCAGGTCGCCCGACACGCCGGACACATCGACATCGGCAATCCCGTGATCGGCAAGGATCGCCGCGATGACCGCGGACAGCGTGCCGGCCCCCAGCCGCGCGTTCAGCCAGTGGCCGGTGCGCCAGTTGTTGCCGTCGGCAAACAGCTCCCGGTCGAAGGGAAAGGCCGGATAGGGACGCGCATCGTAGGCCCAGACGAACAGCCGGTCGGCATCGACCATGCCGGCCGGCCGCTCCGGCGCCTGCCAATAGCGATGATGCGCTTCCAGAAACCGCCTCTGCATGGCGTCGTCACGCGCCCCGCTGGAAAAATGGGGCAGCGCGCTTTCGGCCGATTTCGGATCGGGAAACACATTCGGCTGGTTGGCCCCCTTGTCGACGGCCGGGCAGCCAAGCTCGGTGAACCAGACCGGCTTCATCCCCGCCTGCCAGCCGGTCGGCTGGCCAAGCTCCACGCCGCCCCGCCGCTCGTAATGGCGGTTGCCCCACCAGGCCTCGATATCCTTGGGGCGGTAGACCCAGGGCTTGCCCGCGGCACCGTCGGTGATCGGGGTGCGTATGCGCAGTCGCCGGTCCGCGTCACCGGCATAATACCAGTCGAACCCCTCGCCGCCGGCGATCTGGCGCATCAGCCCGTCCGGATCACCGGCACTGTCGAACCCGTCCGGGCTCGCCGCAGCCAGATCCGCCTCGCGCCAGTCGGCCAGCGGCATGTAATTGTCGATCCCGACGGCCGTGATGGCGGCATTCGCCCAGAGCGGATCGAGATGGAAATAGACGTCACCGGCGCCATCCTCCGGCTGGTGGCCGAAATACTCGCTCCAGTCCGCCCCATAGGTGATCGCGCAGGCGTCGCCCAGAAGGCTGCGCACCGCTTCTGCCAGCGCCACCAGCTGCTCGACGAAGGGAAAGCCGTCGAGCCCGTCGCGCAACGTCGTCAGCCCGCGCAGCTCCGAGCCGATCAGGAAGCCGTCGACCCCGCCGGCCGCTTCTGCCAGCAGCGCATAATGCAGGATCATCCGGCGATAGCTTTCCTCCTGGCCGTGATAGGCCACGCGCCCGCCCGAGACCGTGAAGTCCGCAGCCGTCGCCGCGCCGCAAAAGGCGGCGATCTCGGTTCTTGCCGCATCAGTTCCGTCGGTTGCCCCGCCGCGTCCGGGCGCCACCGCCCCGGTGATCCGCCCGCGCCAGGGATAGGCCGCCTGCTCTGCCCCGCCATAGGGGTCGGCGAGCCCGTTGCCTTCAGGCACATCCATCATCAGGAAGGGATAGAGCGTCACCTCCAGCCCGCGGGCCTTCAGGTCGCGGATCGCCTCGACCACGCTCTGGTCATCGGGCGTCCCGCCAAAGGCCGGGCCGCCGGCATGGTGGCTGACCGGATGGGCATCGCCCCTGCCCAGCCCGCTCACCTGCCAGGCCCGGCTTTCATTGCGGCTGGAAACCTCCACGCCCGGCACGATCCGGCATTCGCCGGCCCGCAGGTCCGTGCCGAACCATGTGACCACCAGCGCCACGCGCTTCAGGTTCGGGCAGAGCGCCTGCAATTCGTCGAGAGAGGCCGTCCAGTCGGTGTTGGCCACAAGCGTGTTGCGGTTGATGATCCGCGCCGCGCCGTCGCCGGTCTTCTCTGTCACGCGCGTCGTCGCATAGCCGTGCTCGGTGGCACCCGGAATGATCGTGATCGCGCGCAACTGCCCCTCCAGCGCGCCGACCGGCCGGACCACCTCGAATTGCAGCACCGGAATGCGATTGCCGAAATCGTCGAGCGGCAGCCGCTCGAACACCACATAGGCAAGCCCTCGATAGGCGGGCGCCATGCCCTCGCCCTGCTTCGCCTCGATCAGCGGATCGGGCAATTGCTGCTCGTCGCCCCGATAGACGCGCATCTCGACATCCCCGAGATCCAGTTCGCGCCCGTCGGCATAGACGCGCCGCACCAGCGCGATCGGCCCTTCGCAAAGCCCGACGGCGATATTGGCGAAATAGCGGTAGGTCTTCACCCGGGTGCCCGACGCCTTGCCGCCCTGCCGTTCGACATTCACCGCCTCCTCGAACCGGGTCGCCCAGATCAGCGTGCCTCCGATCCGCATGGTGCCGTAGACCCTTGCGATCGCCGTGCCCTCGGAGGCGCCGGGAATGCGCGCGGTGGCCAGCCGGCTGCCGGAGCGTGTCGAGCCGCCGCCGATCAGCGCCCTGTCGACGAGATTGCCGGCCAGCGCCCCGGCGGCGCGCCCGAAGATCGCGCCCAGGGGTCCGAAGACCCCGCCAAGCGCCGCCCCCGCTGCCTGAAACAGAATGGTTGCCATGTGCCGTCCTCGCTGCCCCCGAAATCGCCCGACCGCGCCCGTCCGATGGCCGCAGCCACGGCCCCCCGCGCGATAGCCCCCACCAAAGCCCTCACCAACGGCAGGGCAGTCGCATATTGGAAGCGCCCCTCCCCACAAGGGGGAGGGCTTAATCCAGTCACACCGTCGGCGAATAGAAAACGAGCGGCTCCCGCGGATATTCTCCCCCCTTGTGGGGGAGTTGGCCGGCAGGCCGGAGAGGGCCTTTTCTCATGCGATTGCCTGGCGCGCAGAGTGAGAGAGAGAGAGACGCCGGCACCGGACCTTTGCCCGGCCACGTTCACCGCCGCGCGCAATCCGTATCTCCGCGCGAGCCCCCGTCGGCCAGCCCCTTTCACCCCGCCGGAAACCGGAACACGCCGGCCACCCGCCGCCGCCATCCCGGCACCAGCGCCGAGCGCACCACGCCGGCCTGTTCATACGCATGGATGAAATGCGAGGGGCCTTCCAGAACCCCGCAATGCCTGGCCGGCAATCCTGCGCGAAAGCGGAAGATCAGCACGTCGCCCGCCTCGGCCTTGCCCAGCCCGTCGACCGTCACCAGATGCCGCGACGCGGCGTCGAGCAGCCGCTCGCCGCCGCCATTCTCCCGGCTGCCACCACGCTCGGCCCAGTCGGCGGCATAAGGCCCCGGCGTCTCCGGCTCGTCGCCGTAGAGCTCGCGCCACAGCCCGCGGATCAGTCCGAGACAATCGCAGCCCACGCTCTTTGCCGTCCCCTGGTGGCGATAGGGCGTGCCGATCCAGTCGCGCGCCAGGTCAACGACGCGGGCGCCGGCCAGCGGTTCAGTCATAGAGCGGACTGCCGTCATGCACGGTCTCTCCATCGACATAGGAATAGGCAAAGTCGCTGCCGGGCATATGCGGAAAGCCGCGGAAATTCAGCCCGTTGCCGAAACGGCGCCGGCAGGTCGAAAACGTCTTGTCGCAGCCGGCCGTAATAGAAAAGCCGTCGCCCACCCCGGGCGCCGCATCGAGCGGCAGGAAAAACCGGATCAGCAGGTCCGCCTCTTCCGTCTCGGTCGTCTCCAGGTCTGCGGCAAGGCCGGCAAGCGGCCCGCCTGAAAACTGCAAAACCCCGCGATCGAAAAACCCGGCGGCGAAGCTGGAAAGCCCGGCGGCCCGGATCACCTCGGTCCCGGTCTGGGTCACCACGCCGTTGCCGCGCCAGGCAGCCAGATCCACCCGGCAGCGGGCGTCGCCCAGCATGGCGTCGCAGCGCCGGTTGAAGATCCGGCCTTTCTCCTGGCCCAGCCTGTGCATCAGGCTGCGCAGTTCGGCGGTAAAGGCGCCGCCCGCCCGGCTCACCTCGCCGATCTCCTCGACACGCAGCAGCACATGGCTGTCCGGCGTCTGCCAGTCGACCAGCAGCACCTCGACCCGGGCACCGTCATAGCGGCCGGCCCGCAGGTCCTCCTCGGTGATCGCCGCATCGGAAAACCCGCCCGTCACCGTCGAGCCCGTTGCGGCAAAGCCGCTTTCGGCCGTCGTCTCCGAGGCCCGGAAGCCGCTCGCGGCCCGAAACATCGTGCCCCCGACGACAAGATCCCGGTCATGTTCGGTAAAGCCGAGCACCACGCCGTCGCGCCGCGTCACCCGCCAGCACTGGCAAAGCGTGGTCGCCCCGGTGGCGATCCGGGCGGCAAGCCCGTCGGGCAGCGTCTTCATGGCAGCACCTCGATCAGCGGAATGGCCGGAATGCGCCCGGCGGCAAAGGCCGACAGGTTGATCTCGATCCGGTCGGTGTCGAAGCGCACCGGCACGTCGAAGGCAAAGCCCGCCGTCACCGCCGCCCCGGCCGCCGGCACATGGCCGCCGGCAAAGGTGACGATCCCGGTGGCGCTATCCACGGCAAAGGCACCCGCCGCCTGCTCGACACCCGCCACCGCCACTCGAACGGTGCCCGCCACCGGCTTTGCGATCGCCCGCACCGTGCTGGCGCCCGCATCGCCATAGATCTTCACCAGCGGAAACACCGCCGTCTCGCCGTCGCCTGCGCCGATCACCTGGTCGCCGGGCCCGACCGGCCTCCCCGGCGGCGCCGAGGATCCGTCGATCGGATCGCGGAACCGGAACCCGTTCAGCTGTCCGCTGCGCGCCTCGAAAAACGCGAGCACGGCATAGAGATCGGCGACCGAGCGCAGGCCCGATCCCGCATCATAGACCCGCCGCGACCCGGCCCAGCGCCGGTTGCGCGCCTCGCGCCCGTTCGACAGGTTGACGATATCCGTCCGCCGGACCGGACCGCCGCTGGCGCTCAGCGACACCCGCAGCGGAAACTGCACCTCATGAAATCCGGTCATTCAATGGCTCCATGGTTCACCCGCCAGGCGCGCATGCCCGCAGCCGGAACAGGTCCGGTAAACACGCGTGTCCGCACGTGTTCTGGCTTTTTGTTATTACGCATCTCCGGACGGAAAACCGCGACCGCACTTTTCGTGGAAATGCTCCGGTTCGGCCTCCCCTCGGGCAGCGCTATCGCAGAGAAGACATTCGCCCTCTCAAATCCGCCCGCCCGCCCCCTCCCCCGAAGCACGGACACTCCCTGCGCAACCAACCTGACGCGCCCTCGGCGGTCAGGCGCGCGCAGTTGCGCGGCCTGCTCTGCCCTTGTCGCGGAGAGGGGCCGGCAATCTGCAAGGGCCGCATTTCAACATCGGCCCCGGCGTCGAGCCGGTCCGGGACGGCTCGGGAAAGCACGATCTCGCGAAGCCCGCGACGGGCAGACGTCACCCCGAACACGCATCGCCGTCGGCGATCAGGTTCCCCGCCGCCCCCGCGCGACACTGCGCGCCAGCATGGCGGTGATCTGTCCCTCGCTCTTGCGAAAACTCTCCGCGTCGGTGGCCGTCACGTTGAACACGATCTGGGCCGGCGCCTGCCCGCCATTGAGGCTGACGCCGAGCGATCCGTCGGCGCCGCGCTGCAGCGGCAGGATCGCCTCCGAGCCCGCCTCGCCCATCAGCCCGGTGCCGCCGCCCATCGCAAACAGGGTCGGGCGGGTCACCACCCCGCCATCGGCAAATGGCGTTACCCGGCCGGGCACGCCCCCTTGCGCGAAGGCGAAAAGGTTGCCGAGCCCGGCCGTCAGGCTCGCCCCGGCGGAAGAGACCAGCCCCTCCAGCGGCTTCAGCCCCGCCTTCAGCCCGATATCGGCAAGCCGGGTCCCGAGCCCCTTCAGAACGTCGTCGAAATCCTTGCCGCCGACCACGGCCCCCGACAGCGCGCCGGTCATCGCCCGGCCGAAGCTTGTCGCCCGCGTTTCCAGATCGGCGAGGGCCGCCAGCGCCCGGCTGGCATCCAGATCGACGCCGAGCGTCACATCGTCATCCTCGTCCATCGCTTTTCTCCATCCGCCTGTGCCTTGCGCGACATCGCGACGCGCAACTTCCATCACCCCACTGCGGCGCCGCCGGCCATGCGGTGAGCGCGCCGTCAGCCGTCCGGATAGCGCGCCATCAGCGCCGCCAGCCGGGTTCTGCCGAAGCGCTCGCCCCGCCCCGCAAGTCCGCCGGTCAGCGCCACGAATTCGGGCAGCGTCAGGGTCCAGAATTTCTTCGGCTCAAGCCGCAGCAGAGAAAGCCCGGCATGCAGCATCGCGTCCCAGGGGATCGTCTCCCGCTCCGACGCCCCCGCTGCAGGCCCGCGGCTCACCGCTGCGGCGCGCAAGGGCCCGGCGCAACGGCGCCTCCCCCTGTCCCGCCGACCGCCCCGCCGGTCACCTCGGCTGCGCCAGCCTCGCTTTCCACGAGACCGGGACCGCCGCCCCTTCGTCTCACGCCGCTGGCCGGGAAACCGCCCGGTTGATCCGCGCCCCGCTCGCCGTCGGCGCCGGGCCCTTCGCCCGCCGCGCCAAATGTCACGCGCAACAGGTCGCCGACCAGCCGCGCCGCGCCTTCGACCCCGCCCTCGAGGCTCAGCATCGCCACGTCCTCGTCGGCGATGGCGTTGCCGGCGCCGCGCAGTCCGGCGCCCAGAATGGCGATCAGGTCGCCGGCCCGCAGCCGCCCGGCCGACAGCCGCGCTGCCAGCATGCCCAGGCTGTCTGCCCCCAGCGCCGTCTCCAGTTCGGCCAGCGCCCCGAGCGTCAGGCAGAGGATCCGGCGCTCGCCGTCGATCATCCCCTCGACCTCGCCGCGCCTGCGGTTGGCCCGGCAGGCAAGCCGCCTTTCCTGCGCCGCCGCGCCCATCACAGCGCCCCGAAGGCGAGGCTGCCGGCCGATTCCAGCGCAATCTCGAAGGTGAGCTCCCCGTCGTGATTGCCGGAATAGTCGAGCGCCGAGATCTGGAAAGGCCCGGTCACCGTGCCGAAATCGGGGATCACCACCTGCATCGGCACCAGGCTTGCGGCAAAAAAGGCATTGCGGATCAGCGCGTCGGAGCCGGCATCCTTGAACAGGCCGGACCCGGAAATCGCCGCCCGCTGCACCCCGGCGCCGCCGAGCAGCTCGCGCCAGCGCCCGGCGCTCTCGCCGTCGGTCACATCGACCGTCTGCGCATTGAAGGCGAGCCGCCTGGCCCGCAGCCCCGCCACCGTCTGATAGGCCTCACCGTCATGCACCTTGACCAGCAGGTCCTTGCCCTTCTGCACGCTCATCGCGGTCTCCTTCGATGTGTGGATTTGTCTGTTGTTTCGGCGTGTCTGGCGCGGCGGGGGTCCTGCGCCTTGGCGCGATCATCCTTGGGCCACGCAAGCGCGCGGGCCTGAAGCCCCGTTACGTGCGGCAATTGCCACGCCACGCCTCCTCCTCACCCGCGAGCCGCGCTTGCGCGAGAGAGGGTACCGCCCGAGCAAACCGCATCCCTGCGCCCTCGTCGTCCTCGGGTTACCCCGAGGATCCGAGCCTCGAACGCCAACGACGGGAACGCACAACCGCAAGGATAGAAGCGGCCGCCAAACGTCCCCTCATCTCCCAGCCGGGGTATGCGCTGCGCGGGAACACTTCGGGCCCCCTGGTCCGTCGCGCCTTATTCTTTCCGCTCGCAATCGCCCATGGCTAGCGACTTAGTCTTGTCCGCCCCCTCTGGCCTGCCGGCCATCTCGACCACATGGGGGCGAAAACGCGCGGGACCCGACGGCCTCATCTGCCGGGCGTGCCGCAGGTCAAGCCCTCCCCCTTGTGGAGGGTTGGGAGGGGATCTTTCAGCAGGGAATACGGGCTTGCGACCGGAAAAACAGGCGTTGCGCGCAGGGCATGCCTTCCGTCGCCCGTTTGGCTGGAATTGGCCCCAAAAGCACGCCGAACCGGCAACCGCCTCGGATGCCGCTCGCTCACACCACCCTGTCGTCGCACAGCCGGCAATGCTGGTCCGTCTCGATCTCCACCTGCAGCGTCACATGCCCGATCCGGTGCCGGGTGCGCAGATCCTCTGCCACCCCGTGCAGAAACGCGTCGCCCGGATGCCCCGCCGGCATGAACAGGTGGCAGGTGAGCGCATTTTCGGTCGTCGACAGCGCCCAGATATGCAGGTCGTGCAGCCGCTCCACCCCCGGCAGCGCCTCCAGATCAGTGCGCACCTTGCTCTGGTCGATGCCGCGCGGCACCGCGTCCATGGCAAGGCTCAGGCTGTCGCGCAGCAGTCCCCAGGTGCTGACGAGGATCACCACGGCGATCGCCAGGCTGATCGCCGGGTCGAGCCACAGCCAGCCGGTCGCGCCGATCAGCAGGGCGGCGATGATCACGCCGACCGTCACCCCGGCATCGGCCGCCATATGCAGAAAGGCGCCGCGAATATTCAGGTCGTCCTTGGCGCCGCGCATGAACAGCATCGCCGTGCCGGCATTGACCACCACGCCGATTGCCGCCACCCAGATGATCATGCCGCTGTCCACCGGCTGCGGCGCGTAGAGCCGGTGCACCGCCTCGATCAGGATCGCGCCCACCGCCACCAGCAGGATGACGGCATTGGCAAGCGAGGCGAGGATCGGCGCCCGCTTGAAACCATAGGTGCGGGTCAGCGACGGCGGCCGGGCGGCAAGCGTCGCCGCCACCCAGGCAATCACCAGACCCAGCACGTCGGAAAGATTGTGCCCGGCATCCGCCAGCAGCGCCAGCGAGCCCGACATCAGGCCGAACACGGCCTCCAGCGCGACATAGACGATGTTGAGCGTGATACCGATCGCGAACGCCTTGCCGAAGGTCGCCGGCGCATGCGAATGCCCGCCCGGACCATGGTCATGTCCATGATGACCGTGCCCATGCTTGTGGTCGTGTTTGTGATCGTGCCCGTTACCATGGGCGTGATCGCTGTCGGTATGGGCGGGGCGGGTCTCGTGTGCGTGTGGCAAGGGCTTCGGCTTTCCGTAGGTCTCGTGCGTGCGGGTCTTTCGCTCACCCGGACAGATAACTGCCGGAGGGCGGCCAGGTTCGATCATGGCGGACACTAATTCCTCTAGCCACTAGAGCTTCAAGTCCGTTTTTTTCTCACCCGATCGATATCCCGGCGAATCCTGCCCCGGCAGACCGAAAATCCGCCCGGCTTTGCCAATGGCCGCGATCCTGCTGACAGATCCTGGCCAGCCGCCACCGCTTTGCCCACAACTCTCCCTTGCAGCAGGCCGGCGTCACGGCTAGAAGATAGCGTCTGCCCTCTCCCGCCGGATCTCCCATCCATGTCGCCCGCCGATATAGCCCGCTCATGTCACCAGACCGCCTCCGCCTGATTGCCGTGCTCGCCGTCAGCCAGATCGTCGGCTGGGGCACCACTTTCGACATGCCGGGCGTGCTCGGCCGAACCATTGCCGGCGATCTCGATCTGGCCAACGAGGTGGCCTTTGCCGGCCTGACGGTGATGATGGTGACGGGCGGACTGCTCGGGCCCCTGACCGGCCGGCTGCTGTCGCGCCATGGCGCGGCCCGGGTGCTGGCCTCGGGTTCGGTTTCCTTTGCCCTCGGGCTGGCCCTGCTGGCGCTGGCGGCCGGGCCGATCCTGTATTTCGCCGCCTGGGGCCTGCTCGGCATCGGCGCCGCCTTCGGCCTTTCGGTCCCCTGCTATGCCGCCGTCGTCGAGCGCGAGGGACAGGATGCCAAGCGCACCATCGCCCTGCTGATGATCTTCACCGGCCTCTCGGCGGCAATCTTCTGGCCTATCTGGTCGGCGCTCGACGGCATTATCGGCTGGCGCAATGCAGCCCTTCTCGCCGCCGCCCTGCAATTCTTCGTGCTGGCCCCGCTGCATCTCTTCGCGCTGCCGAAGGTCGTTGCCCATGACGACACCAAACGGGCCGCCGCCGCCATCGAGCCCCTCGCCTTGACGCCGGCCATGGCGATGACCGCCATCGTGCTGATCGGCCTCGTCTCGGCCGCCTTCAACCTGGTCGGCGTCGGCATCGGCACCCAGCTGATCCCCTTCCTGCAATCGGCCGGCGCCACGCCGGCGCTGGCGCTGCAGCTCGGGTCGCTGCGCTCGGTGTTCGGCATTTCCGCCCGCGCCGTCGATCTCGTCACCGGCAAGCGCGGTTCGGCGCTGCTTTCCGGCACGATTGCCGCGGGGCTGATCCTGGTGTCCCTGCCCTTGCTGTGGTTTTCCGGCGGCAATCCTGTCTTGCTGCTCGCCTTCGTCGCCTGCTACGGCTTCGGCTCGGGCATTGCCGCGGTCACCCGGGCGCTTCTGCCGCTCTCCTTCGTCTCGCCCGCCCGCTATGCAAGGGTCTCGGCCAATCTGTCGCTGACCAGCAATCTTGCCATGGCGACCGCCCCGGTCATCACCACCGCCGTCCTCGACCGTGCCGGCACCCATGGATTGATCACCTATTGCGGCCTGCTGGCCGCGTTCACGCTTGCCGGCCTTGTCTGGCTCGGACTGATCGCCCGGCGCGGACGCCTGGCCCCTTCGCCCGCCCTGCAGAGGGGGGGCTTCTGATCGTCGGCGTGATCCCGCAGCCGGTCCCCGGTCGCGGCAAGGGCCATCAGCGGCTTGCCTTTTCCCAGCCGGCGGTGCGGGCCTCGCTTTCCGAACAGAACCACCGCTCGCCATATTCGGTGCGAATGATCGTCCGGTCGTAATCCTCTTGGCCGGGTGTGTGATAGATGTGCCGGCCCGACTGAACGGCAATATTGCCCTTGATGTTGCAGCCGGGGTCGAGCATCGCCCGGGCCGTCGAGCCCGGATGATCGGTGTTGGTCAGGACCAGCGTGTAAGCCAGTGTTGCGAAGACGAGAAGTGTTTTCATGAGCACATCCTGACATAAACTCTTTGCAGCTCCGTTGAACCCGTCGCAACAATTGCACAGATCAGCATACGCCCTGATTTTCCGGGCAAACGCCGCCCTGTCCGCCCCCGTCCGTCAGTCCTCCACCACCACCCGGAATTGCGTCTCGGCCAGGAAATACGCGCTCTTGGCCGCGCGCCGGCTCGACGTTCTCCGGTGGTCGAGCGACACCGGCCCCCGCGCCCCGAGCGACAGATCCGCCTGACTGAGCGCCGCGCGCAGGGCCGCTGCGATCGCCTCGGCCGCGCGCCGCCCGCTTGCCCAGGCCTCATAGGTCAGCAGGATCTCGCTCACCCCGCCACCATCGGCGCCGATCTGTCGCGTCTCCACCGCGCCGGTCACCAGGCAGGGCAAGATCCGCGCCTCCGGTCGCCGGTCGAAGATCGACGCCCCGACCAGGCCTTGCAGATCGGCATCCGCTGTCAGCCGCGCATGAATGGCCGTCAGCACCGCATTGACCGGATCGCTCATCGCCTTGCCTTTCCGGGACTGCCGTTTGCGGCCTCGTCCCCTTTCGCCACCTCTGCCGCCCCCTCTGGCGCGCCCTCTGGTGGTTGCCCCCCGCGCGCAGCGGCCGGCCCCGCTTCGGCGCCGACCACCGAAGGTCCCTTGGGTCTCGCGACCGCCGCCAGCCGCCCCAGCACCAGCGCGCGCAGCGCCTGCGCCAGATCGCCCGATGTCGTCGAGATCGACCGTTTCACGCGCCCGCCTCCTCGACGGAGGCCAGCAGCAAGCGGCCGGTTTCGTCGGGGTCGCGCAGGCTCCGGATGACGAACAGCCGCAGGCCCTTTCGAAACCGCATGCCGCTTGCGATGCCCGCGCGGTGGCGCAGCCAGACGCGGTGCGTCACCGTCACCGTCTCGGCCCCCGCCACCTCCTCGACACGGGCCGCCAGCGGCTCGATCCGGCACCAGAGCGATGCCACCGCCTCGAACGTGACCACGGCCCCGCCCTGCCCGTCCGGCATTTCCACCGGCTGCTCCAGCCAGAGCCGCGCCGTCAGCGCCCCCGGGTCGAGCGACACGCCGGCCATCAGAGCGCCCTCCGGCCATAGGGCGCGATCAGCCGTTCATAGCCGTCCGGAATGGCCGCCGGCTGGTCGCCCGGCGGCACCACGCCGCGATAGGCAAACATCAGCGCCACATGCATCAGGATGGCCCGCTTCAATTCGTCCGGAACCTCGGCCCCGGTCTCGCCGAAACCGGCGGTAAAATCGATCTCGATGCCGTTCAGCGCCCGTCCGGGCGCCGGCCGCTCGGACAGCCAGAGCCGCGCCGGCCGGCTTGCGCCGTCCAGATAATGTCCGGAAAGCGCGGCAGGGCTTGCCGCCCCGGCCGCGTCATAGACCGTCACCGCGTCCACCCGCATCACCGGCCCATGGTCGATCCGCACGATCCCGCTTATCGGCCAGCAGTCCAGGTAAAGCCTGTAGCGCTGGGTGATCAGGGCAATCCCCGCCATGCGTTCCAGATGCCGCGTAGCAATCGAGATCAGCGCGCCCACCAGCGCGTCCTCCTCGACCCCGTCGATGCGCATATGCGCCTTGGCCTCGGCCAGCGTCACCGGCTCGACACCCGGCCCCTCGATCAGAGCATAGGTCATGCATGTCTCCAGATTGTCAGGATAGAGAATTGGAAAACTGAAATGCGCGACCACGGCCAGCAGCGCGCGCCAGACGGTATCCGCAGGACGGTTCGAGACCCGTGGCCCGGCCCAAATCAGGCCGACGCGGACAGAAGGCTGTTGCAGCGTGCAAGAGAACGCGGCGCACTCAGCCAGAGCAGCAGATGCCGGCAGTCCACAGATCCGTCACGCTCGCCGATACCCCCTCTGCCCTGCCGGGGTCGGCCGAGCTCTTTTCGAATGGGCAGTGGCTACTCGCCGAGAGCGGAGCATCAGCCTTTTTGATTGGACCCGATCCTCGCGCTGCACCATTCCAACACCGAATGGGAGCAAGGATATCGGCGAAGTTGCGTCTGGATCGATACCGGGGCGCAAGTTGCCGAAGCTTCAGCTCACGATAGCTTAATTGAGATTTCCTCCGTAATGACCGCAACGGCCCGGGAGCCGTCATGCGGCATCTTCGAGTGGAATGGTCCTGCCCCTGGAATGCGGCGTCGCGAAAGCCGGATCGAGCGGCCGCCCCCAGCCGATCTCCCCCCCTTGATGGGGAGATGCCCGGCAGGGCAGAGGGGGGTAAGCGACACCCGCGCCCGGTCGGTCTGCCGCAGTCCCCCTCTCCCCGCGCGAAGCTGCGCCGTTGCACTCGAATGCCAATGACCGCAACGGCCCGGGAGCCGTCATGCGGCATCTTCGAATTGAATGGTCCTGCCCCTGGAACGCAGCATCGCGAAAGCCGAATCGAGCGGCCGCCCCCAGCCGATCTCCCCCCTTGAGGGGGAGATGCCCGGCAGGGCAGAGGGGGGTAAGCGACACCCGCGGCCGTCGGTCTGCCGCAGTCCCCCTCTCCCCGCGCGAAGCTGCGCCGTTGCATTCGACTGCCGATGACCACTTTGGCCCGGAAGCCGTCATGCGGCATCTTCGAGTGGATTGGTCCTGCCCCTGGAATGCAGCGTCGCGAAAGCCGGATCGAGCGGCCGCCCCCAGCCGATCTCCCCCCTTGAGGGGGAGATGCCCGGCAGGGCAGAGGGGGGTAAGCGACGCCCGCGCCCCGTCGGTCTGCCGCAGTCCCCCTCTCCCCGCGCGCAGCTGCGCCGTTGCATTCGACTGCCAATGACCGCAACGGCCCGGGAGCCGTCATGCGGCATCTTCGAGTTGAATGGTCCTGCCCCTGGAACGCAGCATCGCGAAAGCCGAATCG